ATTCGTCAGCTGCCACTGCCCGTCAGCGATGTTGTTCCAGTTCGACGAGCCGTTGAACTGGATGGCTCCGGTATTGCCGAGCGAGATCGTGCCGCCGCCACCTTGGCCGATCGAGCCGTAGGTGGTGCCGTTCATGCGGAAAACGATCGCCGACAGCGAGCCGCCGCCAGCGCCACCGACGATCAATCGATCGGACGTGTCGACGTAGAGCACCTGGAAGTCGGCCGTGTTCGCGGTATTCCGAATCACGATCGCGCCGCCGGTGTCGTTCGGCAATCGCACGGCGCCCGCGCTGGCCGGGTTCGTGCCGATCGCCAGCGATGTGCTTGTAATGGCTGCGACGTTGATCCCCGCGTAGGCCGAGTCGTCCGCCAGCCTCGCATCCCACGCCGTCGCGTTGCGCTTCCACCGCGGGAACGAGGCGGTCGATCCGCCGCCATACAGATCGGTCGTCGTGACGCTCGTCAGCGTCGGCGTCGCGCTCCACGCTGGCGCCGCACCGACACCACCCGACACGAGAACCGATCCTATGGCGACGTCGGCGAGCTTCGCGAGTGTCGCCGTGCCGCTCGCGTACAAGAGATCGCCCACGGCGAAGTTCGTCAACGCGCCGATGCCGCCGTTCGCCGGCGTCAGCGCTGTGGCGAGCGTCAGTGATGTCAGCGACGGCGACATCGAAAACGACGCGATCGTGCCGGCACCAGCGCACACCAGCACGCCTTGCGCGGCCGTGATCGCGCCGAGCGTCGTAGTGTTGGTCGCGACGAGGATGTCGCCCGTCGTCGCGCCGGCGAGCTTGTGCGCGGCGTTCCAATTCGATGGCTGGACGAGGGTCGCGTCAGAACCGTCTGACTTCGCGGAAACGAAGGCGTGCACCAGCGTCAGGCTCATCGTGCGCCTCGCATCGCGTGTCGAAGGTCACCAGGCAGCGATCGGAACTGCACCTGCATCATGTCGATGAACGGCTTCATCGCGGCCGACACCGCGCTGTGCATGGCCGAGTGGAGATCGGCGGTTGACAGCCCGCCGAGCGTGCCGCTCCGGAGCGCTGATACGCCACCGGCGCGATCAAATGTCTGCGTGTCAGCCACGGTGAGCACGCGTTCACCGGGCGTGAGCATCGCTGGCACCGTGTCGGAGCCTCGCGGCGCAAACACCGACAACGGATAGACGCGTCCGCCGTCGCCGAACGCCTGAATGATGCCGCCCTCGGCGTCATCGTTGGGATTCTCGCCAGGTCCTCCTGAGCTGCCGCTCGCGCCAGGCAGGAGGCTGCCCAGGAACCCCCAAAAGCCACCACCGCCACCGATGCCGGCGAGCTTCGCCAGCAGCGACCCGAGCTGCGATTCGAGCGGCGCGAAGAACCCCTGGAGGACGTTCGAGAGCATGTCGGCAAAGATCTTTTCGACGTCTGTCTTCAACAGGCCGAAGATGCCGGCCGCCGCCTGGTGAAAGTCGCCGGTCTTCGACAGGATCGTCGCGAACGTGTCAGACCAGCCACCTTTGCCGTTCGTGAGGTCATCGAGAAGCTTTCGCGTGTCCTGCGCGTATCGATCATTCGCCAGATAGACGTCATGCATCTTCACGTCGGCCAGTGCCGAGAGCGCGTCGTAGTAGCCCTGATCAACGATGCCGGCCTTGATGGCCTTGTCGACCTCGTTGTCATACCAGCGCTGCACCTGCGCGATCTGGTACTCGGTCGTGCTGAGCGTTTTCTTCCCGACGTTGTCGTAGTACTGCAACCAGAGCGCGTCCGTCTTGTCGGCGACCTGCTGGTCGTTCTTCGTCTTCGCGTCCGCGCGCAGCCCGTCGTACTTCGCATCGATCGCCGCGAGCATCTCTTGGAGCTGCGTCTCATCGGTGATCTTCTTGGCCGCCGCGTCTTTTTCTCCTTGCTCCTGGCGCGAGAGTCTGGCCAGCTCGAGGTCCAGGCCGCGGAGCCCGTTCTCTTGCTCTCTGGCGAAGGCGTCGTCCCATACGCGGCTGATCGTCGCTTCAGTGGCTTGCCACGACCGTGCGTAGCGCTCGTTGCCCCTCACAAGCTTGTCGATCGCCTCGACCTGCGCCGGCGTCAACACATCGGAGTAGGCTTCGGCGAGGTCACTCACCTTCGCTCCGGCCTCGATGTAGTAGGAGATTTGGTCGACGAGCGTCGGGTTGATCTGCGAGACCGTGTCCTCAACGCTCTCGCCGATGGAGTTCAGATTCGCCCACGCGTTTGCGAACTTATCGACCTTGTCTTTTCCGCCCTCGACGTCGCTTCCGATCCCACCGTATGCGTTGTGGCTCTTATCCGCGAAGTCGGCGATCTCATCAACGGCCTTCGTGAACCCGTCGTGAAAATTGCTCTTCACGTCGGCGACGCCGGCGCGGAGGCCGTCAAACAGCTGCGCGTGTTTCGCCGCGGCATCGAGCGCGCCATCGCTCTCCGCGCGCAGCCCTTGCTGGAAACCGGTGATCCAGGTGTTCGCGTCCTGCAGTGAATGCGACAGCCCATCGAAATCGCCGCGCATGCCCGGGATCTTGTTTGCCGCGTCGACCGCCGACTGGAGGAACCCGACGAATGCGGAGGCGACCCCGACGATCTTCGCTTCGATGTCGAACAGCATCGCCTTCGTACCTTGGAAGGCGTTGTCGAGGAACTGTGCGGTGTCGATCGCCACGGTCGACCAGTCGAGCATCTTCATGATCACGGCCTCGACGTTCGCCTTGAGGTCGATGACTGGATGCCCAGCGGCTTCGACGCCGTCGTGAAATTCGCCCGACAGCAGCTTCATCAGCGCGACGAGCGCTGGCAGGACGGTCGCGCCCACTTCCATGCCGACCGCCTCGAGCTGCATCTGGAACGACTTGAATCCGATCTCCGCGGCGTGCGCGGCCGCCGCCGTTTCGGTCGACATGACCAACCCGAGATCATTCGCTTCCTGAATCAGGTCCGTGATGCTCTCCTGGGTCAGGCCCGCCATGTCCTTAAAGCCCTTACCGAACACCGCCATCCCGATCGCGGCCTGATCGGCGCGATTCGGAATCTCTTCGAGCGCCGACATGATGTCGATGAAGGCCTCGTCCGGCTTCTCGTTCTTCAGGGTCTGCATGTTCAGACCAAGGAGATCGAGATGTTTCTGAAGCTCGTCCGCCTTCTGACCGCTCGACCCGAGGGCGACCTCCATCTTGTAGAGGGTGTTACCGAACGAATCGAAGTCGATGCCGGTCTGGGACGCGACATAGCGAAGCGCCGAGAGGTTCTCGACCGACGCGCCCGTTTTGAGCGACATCTCGTACAACGAGTTGCCCGTCTCGATGGTGTGCTTGACGAGATCAGGGAAGGCGTCGATGCCCTCCTTCACGACGTTGATGACTTCGCGGATCGCGTCGCGCAGGAGCACACCCTCGGCGACACGGGCCACAAAGCTGGACCCGAGTTCGTTCAGGCCGTTAGTCAACCGCGCGAACAGGTCGACCGCTCCGTCGTCTTGCGCCGATACGACGATCTTGGCTTCAGCCATTCTCTGTGTCCGGTACGTCAGCCTTCGGTCTCGGTCTCACCAGGTCCTCGTGCACGCGTCGAAGCAGTGCGATCGCGTGCGAGTCGTGGCTGTCTCCCCGTCCATCAAACGGGGCGATCGGTTGCCACCAGTACCGACCGTCCGCATTCATCAGCACATGCGTGTCATCGAACAGCTGCAGCAGCCTCTCGACTTCTGGCGTGAATGCCAGCACCGGGCACGTCGTCGTCGTGACTTCGCTCCTGATGTGGTCATGTCGCGTCGCCTTCCAGATCACCCGAGGGCGACCGCGACGTCCTTGTTCTCGGCCGTCGCAGCCGCGCTCGCCGCAGTACCCGAACTTGCGGCACTTTCCACAGTCGATCCCGGTTTGTCCCCACCGCGTGCCGGGATCGACGCTTCCGAGCCACCAGCGGAAGCGCGCGGCGAGTTCAAGTTTTTTGCGAGGCTCGGCATCACGCGGTTTTCAAGGATGACGGCCGCCGCGAGTGCCGCGAGTACGTCTTCGCGGTGCACGAACAGTTCGATCAGACCGGCACCGGTCGTCACGGACTGTCCGCGATCGACGACGACACCCTCATCGAGAGAGATAGCGTCCGCAATCACTTCGCGGAGAAACATCGACGAGCGCTCACGTCGCGCCTGGCGCTCGTCGTCGGTCTCGGTCGTGCCGCGCGGCGGCTGCAGTTCCATCGACCGCTGGTAGAGGCGGTCGGCTTCATCGCGCGGATACCGCTTGATCTTGAGCGGCAGTTCACGGTCGAAGATGGTGACGGTTGCGTCGAAGTAGTCTCGAAACTCGAAAACGGGCGGCATGCAGTCCTTTCGCGCGCGTGGCGCGCTGTAGTTGAAATCCGATGGACTGTCGGTTGCGCCGCCTGAAGGTTCGGCGCCCTTCGTCGTGAGAGGTGACGTCGGGCGCCGCGCGGGACGCAGAGCTGTTGGATGCGCGTGATGAACGGCTTACGCCGCCGCCACGTAGAACTCGTCGTTGCCGGCGCTCGCGAGCGCGACGGCGTTGAAATCCCAGTTGTTCGTCTCGTCGGCGTCGCCGATGTCCGGCGGCGCCATGATCTGAAGGTTCGGCAGATAGAAGCCCCAGATCTTGGTCGCCGACGTGCCGATCTGCAGCATCGCTGCGTTGATGGAGGCCGCCAGGGACGGCGTCCACAGCGTGAGATCGTCGCTGACCTTCGCGTTGATCTTCACCGTGACGGCGCGCTTGCCCTTCCGGAACATCGCCTTCGCTTTGTTCGTGCCGAGCGCGGTGTTCTGCAGCTCTTCGCCGTTTACGACGTCGATCTGCATCTTCTCGATCTCGTACAGCGTCGAGCCCAGCTGGAAGTAGCCAGTCAGACCAGACGGGATCGCGTTCTCGGCGCCGACCGTCGTGAATCCACCGGGCTGCGCTTGTGGCGTCCAGGTCCCGAACGTGCCGGCGAATCCCTGCGCAGGGCCGCTAAACTGAATCATCGGCTCGAGGTTCGAGTCGAACATGAACGAGATCTTGTCGATCGCGCAGCCGAGCATTTCGCGCGCCGGCGTCGATGCGGACGGCGCTTGCGGGTAATGTGCGATGTCGAGCGATTTCGGCAGCGTAGTGCCGAGCGCGTACCCGATCGTCCCCTTCACGGTGTCGCTCGCGGCGCACGTCGCCGGCAACGCCGGCGCCCACGTCAACGTGGTGCCGGAGACACCGGTCAGCCACCGGAGGTAGGTGCCAGGTGCCGATCCGCCGAGGACGCCGATTTGGATCGGCTGGCCGACGGCCAGACCTGTCGCAGATGCGACGACGGCACCAGTCGCGCTCGCTCCGCTCGAGACGGTGGTCGACAACGTGACGTTCGTCGCGGCGTTACCGAGCGCGTTCTTCAGCACCAAGTCCGCTTCCGGCAGCGTGTTCAACGTGCCGCTCGGATAGAGCTGCGCTTTGACGTCGAAGCTCGCCTTCTGTCGGCCCACGAGCATTACGCGCTGGCTCGGATCCGTGTGCCGCTCCGGACTCTTGCGCAGCTGCCGCGGATCCATCGACAACTTCTGCGACAGGTGTCGGAACGCGTTCGTCGCCTGCAGCGTGGGGGCCGTGCCGTACGACGACTCTTCCGCTACGTAAAGCTGTCCGGTGCGTCCTATGTACCAGTTGGTCATCGGCTACTCCTGCATCTCGGCTGGCGACGATGTCTCAGCGGGTTCATCCGCCGGAGGCGTGTCGCTGAACCAATCCGTTTCTTTACCGTGAACGGCATCAGCGACCGTGAACTGCTGCACTTCCGGTTGCTCCGGGACATAACCGTCGGTGCCAGGCTGACCTTTCGCGGCGACCGCCTCGCGCGCCGGCGTCAGTACGCGATCAAGATCGACCGGCATGCCTGGCTGGAGGTCGAGATATCCCCACGGCCCTCTGAGCGTCAGTTGCGCGGTGCAGTGCTTGATGTGTGGCATCGTCGTCCTATGCGTCCGGTTGCCCGTAGACGCGATGTGATCGCAGTTCGGTGTCCACGATCGCCCAGACCTGCGCGCCGTCGATGGCGGTCGAATAGGATCGCTTCGTGATGCGTGGCAGCACCTCGCCGCCGGCGCCATCTGTAATCGGCTTCGCGATCGCGCGCTCGACGTCGGCGAGACCTTCGAAGAACGTCTTCAAGCGGCTCTCGTCATCGGTCGGAACCGCATCACTGACCCAGTGAATAGTGATCGGTAAGACGACATCGATACGCTTCGCCGGCTTGTACTCCCACGTGTCGGGTTTGACCTCGATGATGACGAACGGGCGGAGACCGCCAGGCGCGATCAACGACTCGACGTCGCAATTCGGATCGAGCTTCACCGCCGAGGCCTGCACGTCGAAGTGATAGCCGCCAGCGACGCTCATCGCGCGCAGCGCGGTCTGCAGCCCGACGATCAGCGTGTAATCAAGCGGCTGCATCTTCGGCGTCGTTGGATTCGCCCAGCACGTCGGCCGCGGTCAGGCCAATCCGTCCGAGCTCGTGTTCAAAGTTGGCGTAGAAGGCTTCCTCTGCGCGCGCTTGCCCTTGCGCCTGATAACTGACAAACACCGTCGACAGGGCCGGGCCGAACAGTTCTTTGATCGGAAGACGGCTTTTCCCTTTACGGATGAACACGCCGCGGTGACCGCTCTTCATCGTCGCGATGAACGCGTTCGGAAAGACCTTGCGTCCCCCCTGGATCACGTAGCTGACGCCTCGACCTTTGCCGCGCGACGGCTCGGGGCCGCTCGCATGCAGGTCGATCAGACCTAGTTGCTTTTTCTTCGGTGAAACCATCGCTGACGGTGTGGCGTCTGACGCTGGATCGATCGGCAACAAGTCTCGCAGAGCACTCGCCTTGACGCCGAGATGCTCCTTGAGCAGCGTGATCATCACCGCGCGCCCGCTACCGATCGCACGGTTGAGCGAGCGCACGAGCGCCTGCCGAACGTTGACCGGCATGGCTCTGAAACTCTCGGCGAGTTCGATCAATCCCTCTGTGGCGACGGTGACCATCAGCTATGTCGTTTCCACCAGAATCAGTCGCATGTAATCGGCTTCTGCTGGGGCGTCGTATCCGTCGACGCGCCAACTCTTCGTCACCCCGCCGTCGATATCCGCGGCTGTGATGACCGTCCCTCGTGGAGCATTCGGTACGGTGCCAGACCGCGCAATGGTCATCACTCGCCGAGCGCCGATGTTTTGGAAGTCCGTGCCGTAAGGCTGGTCGTCGCGCTTCGCGACGTGCCAGATGCCGGTCGCCGCGACCACCGGTTCACCTGGCCGCGTCACGGTGATGGCGATACCGTGCGCGGCCAGATTCACCTTCAACATCAGCGCCCGCTGCGCGAGCGTCGGCATCGATTACGCCGTGATGCCGGCCGCGTGTAGCGTCGACTCGAGCGCGTTGACCTTCGTCGCGAGCTCCTTGATCGCGTCTCTGGCCGCGATGAGTCCCGCGTTGATCGCCGTGGCGTCAGCCGCGCTCGGATAGACCGATGAGCCGTTCCACGCCACCGACGGCGTAAAACCGGTAACGGCGCCGATCGTGCCGTCGGCTGCGGCGCCTCCGGAGTTGTCCGTCAGCTGGCCGACACGGGCCTGCTGCGTCGCTTCCTCGAGGCCAGGCACGCTTTCATTCAGACGGACGCGCACCGTGGCGTCGCCGCTCAGCTGCGCCTGTGTTGCGCCGCCGATCAGGGGTCCTTTGGTCGGATCGGTCGTGCAGTTCTTCGCGGTGTCGTCCCAATAGATCCGGTCGCCCTGATTCACGGCGCCGGCGGCTTTGGTGATATCCCAGACACCTTCGACGGCGAACTCACCCTGCGCGCCGCTCGCGACCGTGCCGAGCGCGACACCAAAGATTGATCCGACGAGCGCGCCCTGTCCCGCGTTGCGCTGATACGGCGCGGTGAGCGTGACGTGAGTGCCTTCCTGGATGTAATTCGTTGCCATCAGATAACTCCTCGCGGCGTTTCCCGGCACGCCGTGGCCACCCCTTCTGATGCCTTAAGGGCGGCCGAGCTATGCACTCGGTACCGCCCTCAGAGGCCAGCCGTCTTCAGTGCGCCTACGCGCCGGCGTTGGTCACCGCGCCGCGGTAGTCGACCGCCGCGACGCCGTAGTCGATTCGAGCTTTCATCTCCGCGCCGTCCACGCGCCAGCCGTCCTGCGACTCGAGCACCGGCGCCGTCTGCCCTTCGAGGAACGCCACTTCGAAGACCGGCGCGATGCCCGGATCCGCGAAGATGTAGCGGCGCGTGCCGGTGAGTCGCGGCGTGTCGATGACATCGCGGAACAGCCCGACCACCTTGTTCGGGATCTGCTGCGCCTTGCTGCCGCTAGCCAGGTTGTCAGGGTCGTACTGCGAGTTGTTGATGACGCGCGCCTGTCCACCGAGGCTAAGCGGGACCAAGAGCACCGCCGGACGCAGGTCGAGATACTCGTTGCCCCACGGATCCTTCTGGCTGCCCAACTTCACGCGGTCGGCATCGATCGCGGCCGCCGAGAGCGCCGCACCGGTGCTGACGTTCGACCGCGTGGCGTCGTAGAACAGCGGATGCGTGTCGCTCTGGGTCGGGCCGAGACCGCTGTTCTGTCCGAGCAGCGCGTAGACGTCCGTCTCGATCGACAGCGCGGCCGCACGGCCGAGCATCATCGGCAGGCGGCTGAACGCGTTCAGGTCGTCGTTGACGATCATCTGCCGCGAGACGTTGATGATGTTGCCCTTCGTTGACGCGGTGATGGTCGCCTTCTCTGCGTCCTGAATCGCCTTGTTCTTGAACTCGCCGTTTTCATTCAGCGAGTCGAGCGCGCCGAAGTTCCCCATGCGATACCGGTTCGCGGCACGGAAGTCGGTGACCGTGCTTTCCGCACAGAACCGGCGCCACGTATCCGGCGTCGTCGCGTACGCCGCCTGGAGGACCTTGTTCATCGTGTTTTCGAGCAGCACCGCGAAGTCGCTGGTCGACTGGGTGATCTGGCCGCGCACGAGGAATGCCTGGGCGACGAGGTCCATCTTGTTCATGCCGCGGACGCTGCGACCGGCGCGCTCGAGGCACATCCGCGCGAGGTCGAGCAGCGTCAGTCCGCGGAATTCGCCAGGGTCGATATCGCCTTCGACATCAGCGACCGCGATGCCGCGTTTCTTCATCGACTCCACGGCGCCGCGCACCAGCGTCGCCTGACCGCCCTTCATCAGCAGCCAATTCGTCGCGCCGCGCATGAACTTGTCCTGCGCGTCAGCGCCAGCCTGAATGTGCGGATCCGTGGGATCCTTGCGGTCATTCTTCTCGAGCTCGGCGAAGATCTCCGCGCGAGCCGCTTCGATCGCGATGCCGCGCTCGATCATCTTGTCAGCGGTCACGGTCTCGAGCTTGGCGATACGAACCGCATCACGAATGCCCTTGATGCGACAGCGCTCGGAGTCAGCGCCGGCTTTCCGTGCGGCATCCAGGTCGGCATCGGTGAGCGGCTTGTTGTCGCCGGCCGCTTCCATCGCGCGAATCTCTTCATCGAGCCCGCGCGCCTCGGCCATCTTGGCGTCGAACGCGTCGCGTGCGGCCTGGTCGGCGAACTTGCCGTCCTTACAGAGCGCCTGTGCCGCGCGGACGAGATCTTCTTTCTTCGTCTTCAGCGTCGCGAGCGGTGTGGCGGCCAGCAGGACGGCGCCATGCGCTGCATGCTGCGCTGCGAGCAGCGCGATGATCACCGCGAGGCATGCCAGCGCGATCCGCGGCGACCACAACGACGCGAGCCATGCTCTGATGGTTTGCCCGGCCTGACGAATCGCACTCATCGTGCGAATGCGCCACGGATCGAGTTCTGCCGTGCCGACGTTCCACGCACAGACCTTGAAGACGTTGGTCGGCATCGCCGCGAGACCCACGACGAATGCGACGAAGAAGGACAGGACAGAGAGATGCGTATTCATGTGCTCCTCGTTAGAGACGCGCCAGTTCGAGTGTCAACAACCGGAGACGATCGGCGTCATCAACGACGATGTCGGCTGATCGTTCGATATAGCAAAGGTTCAACGTGTCGCCGCTAGCGCTGCGCATTTGCGCGCCAGGGTCAGCGCCCATCGGGACGAGCGACAGTTCGTACGGTTCCCAGTCGACCGCGGTGCGAATCACCGGCGTCGCCGCCGTCGCCGCTTGCTCCTGGAACTTGTGGACGCGGTAGCCGGGACTGACGCTGCGGACGATCCCGTCCTTGACGTCCTGGAAGATCGCTTCGGCGTCAGGGCGGCGCGAGAACTTGATGCGCGCAATGCCGCGGCCGTTGTCAATCCGGGCGGTCCCTGGCACGACTGCGCCGACTTGATCGCTCCGAACCGAATCGCCCACGTGACCATCGAGCAGCGGCGCGCCAGCGTTGTAGCGACCCAAGCGCACCGACCGCGGGTCCATCGCCAATCGTTCGATCCACGGTCCGGTGAAGAGGGTGCGCCGCAGGACATCGGCACCGGTGGAGAAGATCACATCAACGGTTCGTTCTTGCTCGTTGACGCTGTCGATCGTGGCGGCACGCCACAGAATCGGAATTTCGACCGACCGTCCGAAAAGATCATGACGCTCGTGCACGTGTCAGAAATAACATCGTGCGCGGACGAAATGTTTTTTGGTGTTGATTTATTCGCCGGTGAGCGGTCGGCGCTCGAGCTCTTCGCGAATGACACGCGCCAGCGGTTCATCACGCTCGCGCGCCAGCCGATCCAACCGATCGAACAGCGTGGGTGAGAGACGAATCTGGACGACTGGATTAGGGATGTCCAGCCGAGGCCGGCCGCGGCGCGTGCCGATGATCTGCCGGTTCGACAGCTCCATCTAGGCGGATCCTCCGTCCGGTGTCGACGTCGGCTTCGCTCCCTGCATCTGACCGGCCTGCGTCATTCGGCGCGGATCTGTATCGAGGATGAGCCCGAGCGCATCGAGCTTCGCGTTGTCCGCCTTGATTTCGGCGAACACTTCATCCGGGTCATAGCCACGCTCACGGATCGCTTCAGACAAGGTCATCAACCCGCTGCGAACGGCGCGGAGGTACGCGAGCGCTTCCTTGTCGAGTTCGATCATCGGCATCGGCGGCGCCGTCCACCGGACGTCCGGTGTCGGATCGTCGATCGGCTGCATCCCGAGGATGCCGGCGGCCTCGAGCGCCCAGTTCCACACCGGATCGCAGAACTGCGGCACGATCAATCGCCAGCGCCAATCCTCGACATGGTCCCAGTGCCGCAGCCGCGACATGCGGGCCGCGCTGAAACTCATATTGGTGTAATCGGTGGTGATGTCTTCGTACGTGACACCGATTCCAGCGGCGATCGCACGCAGCGTCACACTCGTGTACGCCTGATACTCGCCCACGCTCGGCGGCTGCACCACTTCGACCGATCGACCGGGTGGCACGTTGAGGATGGCGCCTGGCTGCAGCGTGTCGATGCCGGGATTCGTCGAGTCGTCTGCTGTGCCGAGCGGCGCGCCGGTGCCGTCGACGTCGCTCGTGATGACGGCGAGGCACGCCGCGATCTTCTGCTTCATCAACGTCGCGTCTTCGAACTCATCGAAGTCTTTGAACCGGACGAGTGAATTCGCAAACCACGACGCACCGCGCACTTGCCCTGGCCGTGCGGCCTGATAGATATGGAGGATATCTGTCGCCGGGATGCGCTGCGACGCCGGAAACAGCGCCGCGGTCATCGTGCTGAAACTTAGGGCACCGGGATGCCGCGGGAACAGCCAGTAGGCGACGCGGTTACCGAGCTGATCAAATTCAACCCCTTGGATGATCTGGCCACCGTTGCCGAGTGGCGTCGTCCGTGCGGAGTCGAGAAAGTCCGCCTCAAGCACCTGCAGTTGGAGCGGAATTGTGACGCCATCGGTCAGTCGGCGTCGGCGCCGGCGCACGAGCACTTCACCCGATTCCGCGACAGAACGGATGATGAGTTTCTGAAGGCCGTAGAAGTCGTGACGGCCGTCGGCGTCGCATTGCGTTGAATCCGCCCAGGCCTTCCACATCTGGAACCATCGGTTCTCAGTACCGCCGCCTTTCATCTTCGCGACGATGCCTGATCCGATCGCGTGATCGACGATGGTCGAGAGCGCGGCTTCAGCATATGGGTTGTTGCGCACCAGGTCTCGAGCCGCATCGCGAACCTTTGCGAGCGTCGCTCCGGCTTGGGCCGTGTTCGCGTCGCTGCCCTGGCGTACCCAACCCGACGTCCGTCGCCCGGTCGACGCCGCTTCGTAGTGACGCACCACTACGTCGGTCGCGACGCGCGCACGGACACGCTGCAACTGCACGCGCGGGGCGAGGAATCCGAGCGCGCGATCAAGCCAGTTCTGCGACACCGACGGCATTACAGCAATCCTTTATTGGTTGCCGCGAACCGGGTGCGCGTCTGTCCAGCGGCCACCGAAATGGATTGCTGCATGACGGCTCGGAGTTCGAGGAGTTCTTTCAATGGGCGGAACTTCGTGGACTGATCGCCTGACGTGGTGGCTTCAGCTGTGCGGATCGCCGCGATCTCAGCATCGAGCGCATCGATGTCGGCTTGCGAGTACGCCATATTGGTGGTTGGGACGAGCCGCCCGTTGTCAGATTCGCAGAGGGATGTGATCAGCACAACCCTGTTTGTGATCCATGACGACGTTTTCGACGACGAGGATCAGTCCGAGCGCGAACGCGACATCGACGAGGGTCTGCACGCGTACATTCCCGCCGTGCAACGTCCGCGCGATCGTGTGGCGGCCGTAACCGGCTCGCTCCGCGAGGTCATCGATCGACAAACCCAGCTCCACCCGCCTGGCCTCGAGCTGCGCGGTGAACGTCATCGCTTCTTCAACCAATCGTCGCGGCGCGGAATCCATCCGGGTCGCGCTGGCGGCGTCGACGCGGGCGGCGCCGGCGCCGCAGTCCGCTCGCCGTCCGGTGGCGGCGGCTTGTTCACGCCGAGCGCCTTCTCGAGCCGCTGCCAATCGGTCTCCTGGAAGCGATCGAGCCCGACCACGCACGCGGCATCGCGTGCGTACAACCTAGTGTCGAGATGGTGATTCTCGCGACCGGGAATCAGTTCCCACGTGTGGGCAACGAACCCTTTGCGCGACCGGTGCGGCACGAGCTGCTCGGCGGTGAGCTGTTTGAAGAAGTCCTCGCCGTACTGCGGGAAGTGACAGTAGCCAGGCGGCATTCGCTCGCCGGCGGCGAGTTCTTCATCCGTCGGTGTCTTCAGCCCAAGCCATCCGTAGAACTCGGTCTTCGCCATGTTCGTGGCGACCGGCCAGACCTTGTACCCGCGTTTCAGTTTCTTGCCGCGAACCGTGATCTCGACCGGCGACGGCGCGCCAACGAGCACGTTCGCGACGTCGATACCCTTGACGGCGATGACCCGCGTCATCGGGTACGCGCGCGCCCAGTTGTAGACCGTCTGCGTGTTGAAGCCGCTGTCGATCGCGAGCATCACGATCGGCAGATCGGCGCCGCTCGCGTGGGGATACGTGCGACCGAGCAGCGCGTCGAGTGCCTGCCACGGTCCGCGGTTCGTCAGGTCTGACGTGTTCCCCGGGAGGATGCCGGCGTCGATCGACCAGGAACATTTGCCGCGGCCCCAACCGACCACTTCATAAATCAGCCGGTCCTTCTGAACGTCGACGCCGGCGGTGAGGAACAGCGCGTCGGCTGGCACGGACCCGATCGCGTAGGCCTCACGGCGCTGATAGAGCCGTTCCCACTCTGGCGCTTCGCCGCGTTCCTTCCAGGGAATACCCAGCGCCGTGTTGACGAACGTCTTGAGATGCTCTGGGCCGGCGTGCTTCGCCTCGACGTACTCGACGGAGAGCTGCCCCCAGCTGGCGTTGGGCGAGAAGCTGTACGCGGCCCAGATGTGGAAGCTCGCGTGACCATTGAACGGCTCCGGCACCGGGTCGTCTGGGAATTGCGCGTGCGGACCAGGGCGCCACTCACCGGCGGTCACCATGTCGCGCTTATGCTGGTGATCGATCTCGGACCCGCACTCGATGCAGACGAAGATCGCGAGCTCCGGCTTGTGCTTCGGCCACTTCAACTGCTTGAACTCGAGGACCTGAAAGAAGCCGCAGTGCGGGCATGGCACGTAGTAGCGACGCTGGTCGCCGGCGTAGAACGATTGCTGGATGCGGCTGCGCCCGTCGATCGTCGGGGTGCTGCCGTCGATGACCTTGCGGTCCCAGTAGTACTCGGTTCGCCGGATACCGAGTTGGATCTGGTCGCCTTCACTGCCGGCGCTCGGCGGGTAGCCGTCCGTCTCATCGAACGCGACCACCTTGCGCGAGACACGGCGGAAGCCGCGACCGCTGTTTGCGCCGACCACAGACAGCGATCCGCCGGGAAACTTTTTCAGCAGGATCGTGTTGTCGCTGTCGCGCGTCTTCGATTCAGGAATGATCGCCGCGAGCACCGGCACATCGCGCAGCATTGGCGCGATCTCTTCCTTCGAGTAGCCCTGCGCGTCCTCGATCGTCGGCTGGACGATCATCACCGGACACGGATCCTGATGAACGTAGTAGCCGACCGTCGCGTTGAGGATCTTCGTGTACCCGACGCGCGCGCTCTTCATCACCGAGACGCGCCAGACCGTTGGATCGGTGATCGCGTCCATGATGCCGCGCTGATACGGCAGCGTGCGCCAGCGGCCAGGCTCGGCGGCGGATTCCGCAGATAGATAGAAGTGTTCGTCTGCCCACTCGGACAGCTTCAGCCGCGGCGGCGGCCGCCAGGCGGCACGCGCGCGCGCGAACAGCGCGCCCGGGACGTCGCCGGCGACCGGTTGCGGCATCATGACGCGCGTTCCGCTGGCGGATCGTCCGTGCCAGCCAAGTCTTCGAGCGCTTCACGAACCAAGTTGTCGAGGGTGACGACGTCGGCATGCGTCAGATGCGGGATCTGCGCCTTCGCCTTCCGCGCCAGGCCGAGCAGCTTCGTCCGACAGCGCGCGTATTCGTCGACGATCCGCGCCTCGACATCCTTCGCATCGACGAGCTCGCCGCGCTTTTCCATGAATTGGAGCTCGGCGAGCTTCGCCTTCCACGTCTTTTCAGCCGTCAGCGCGTCGTTGAGCGTCGAATAGAGCTCGCCGGGCTCAAGTTCGCGCCGTTCTGGGAGGTCGTCATCAGCCGGCGCGGCCGATTGACCACTCGGTGCCTGGCGCTTTGGCTCGATCGACGGTTTCGGCGGGCTCGGCGGGCTGGGCGGCGCCGGCGCCGCGGCCGACGACTCCGACCGCGTCTTCGTCGGTGCTTTGACGGCGTTCGTGTTCGCGGCCCATTCCTGGTCGGCGAGATCGAAGTCGACCCCGACGATTTTGCCGTCGACGCGCTTCACCGACAGCTTCAACCGGCCAGAATCGATGGCTTTGGACACCGCAAACGGCCGGCAGCCGCGGTGTTTGGCGTACGCGCGGAGGCTACCGACCGCCATCGCGACCGACCGCCGGCAGGCCCATGACCACCTGACCACCTGACCACCGACCACCCGACCACCCAAAGTGACCACCCATCACGGACGTGGTGCCTGCTCACTTTGTGCGGTGCGTTTCCCCGCATTGGCCGATGCCCGGAAGAACCTATGGCACCCTGTCCCCTGCTGACGTGCTGCGCGCGCGTAGCGCTCGCGGCTGCGTGCGCTTCGTCGCCGACGACACAGACGACACTCGGTGCGCTTGTCGCCTCGCACGAGCCGACGTGGGCAGCTACGACACACTCCAGCGCGTCGGCGCTGCCGGAAGTAGCGGGAGTTGAAGCGAGCGAGACGGTCGATGCACCGCCGGCATCTCGTGTACGGTTGACCGTTCGGCGCGACGCCTTTGCGCCGACGCGCTGTTCCACAGTGCACGCAGATGCCTGATCGCCGACATCGCTCTCGGCGCTTCGCTTCGTACTCGCGCATATATTCGGTTCGGTTCGTCACGCTCCAACCTCATTGCCCCACGCGTCCCAGCCGTTGACGTGCTGGCGCGCGAACATCTCGAGCCGCGGTTCAGGACTTACGAGTTCAGCCATGCGACGCAGGTCAGGCGGTTTGACGGAATGTTCAGTGCGCGGCGCGATGAAACCGGTGACGCCCTGCGCGCGCGAACCGTCAGGCCGCGTGCGATACGGCAGCTGCCCGCGCACGCCGAACAGACAGTGCTCGGTGATGCCGCGAAAGTACTGGCCGATCCCGAAGCGGTCTTTCATCCACGTGATGGTCGTCACGTAACGGAACGACCACGCCTTCATCACGAATAGACCGTCCTCGAGAAAGTTATTCGTGACCCAGAGATAGAGATGCGCGTTGGCGGCCGCCCACTTCGGCACCGGTAACCCGGCGATGTCTTCCGTCGACATCAGGTCGTAGTGCCGGTTCGCACCGCGTCTGATGAGACCGCCGCCGCGTTCCTGCCACGGTGGATCCGCGATGATCGTCTGATACTCGCCGGCGCGCGCCGGCGGCTCGACTGCGGTGAACAGCGCCGTCTGAACTGTCACGCGAACGCCTCGGATTTCACGCTGATGGCGATCGCGACCGGACGCACCCAGACCGGCGTCGCGCTCAGCTGGAACGTCTCACCCGCCCACGCGAGCAAGAGCGTCTGCGCCATGACGGACGCAATCGCTTCCGCGGCGTCTGGCGGCACGGCGTTGCCGATGCGTTCGCGCCACGCGGAATCTGACGAACCGTATAGCTCGAGGATTTCGTCCGCGTCGACGAGGCTTTGCAGCGCGGCGAGCTCCAACGTGGTGAACGGTCGGTGATACGTGCCGTCGAGCGCGCGAATGACCGCGACGAGACGATCGTTGGCTTTCGGCAGCGCAGGACTAAAGGCCTGCCCTACGCACTCGCGCGGATCGGCGACTGACCAGCGGCCGTTATCGTGTCCCGCGTGCGCGGTGACGGCGCCGCTCGACGCGTCGAACGGCACGACGCCATATTCGCCGCTCGTCTTGTAGACGTCCTTTCCGTCGCGCGCGTACAGCGGCCGAGGATCGGCAACACAGAGCGCGCCTCCAGAAGGATGATCACCGCAGCTGATCGTTTTGGACGATCCATTGAACGGCGTGACATGCAGGATGTTGTTGTGCGTCGCTGGACCGAAGCTAGTGCGAGGATCGGCAACTGCGACACCCATCGCAGGTCCGCCGTTACCAGTGATGGCCTTTCCGGTCTCGTCCCACGGCACAATCCGGTAGACGCTGCTGAACCGAGGCTTGTCTGATAGCCGTGGATCGGCTACCGAGTACTTCCCCTGACCTGGCGCGCGCACGCCGATGATGGTGCCAGCCGTCTCGTCGAACTTGATGACACCGAGAGCGCCGCGATCGGCGTCGAGCTGCGGCCGAGGATCAGCGATCGACAGCGCGCCAGATCCGACGCGATCGCTGCCGGTGACGACATGCGCCGGTTCGTCGAACCGCTCAACGCGCATCTTGCCGTAGTGCTCGCCGAACGCTTCGTATCGAGGGTCAGCCACCGCATGCGGACCGCCACCGACTTGCATCTGGCCACTGACGACGCCGGTTGGTTCTTCCCAGCGACGGACGCCGATCTGCTGATACTCACCGGTGTAGCCGCTGCGCGGGTCGGCGACGGCATGCGTGCCGTTCGTTGGTCCCGATCGGCTCGTGATCGTGTTCGCGGTGTCGGTCCACCGCTGCACGCCGAGCGCGGTCCGATACCACTCTGTGTCCGGCTCGAGCCGAAAATGCAGGTCCGGCACTTTGCAGCGATCGACGAGATCGACGCGGCTGTACGGTCCCGGCGGCAGCGACCCGCTGAACGCGTGCAGCACGGCTTCGCCGGCATCGCCGAACAGCGCAATGACTCGCTCGAGGAATCCGGGCGGATAGGCGCCGTACAGCGCCGTTCGATTGCGGTAGTCGTTGCCGATGACCCAGACGGCGTAGAGAACGTCTCGTCCCTGCTCGCGCACGACCCACGGCCACGATGCGTCGCGTTTCGGAAACGCGGCCTTGAACGCGTCAACACGCTCGCGCAGCGTCATGGCCATCAGTCGCCCGCCACCTTCAGATCGAGCTTCTTTGCGACGGTGCGATACATGGACTGCCGACCGGCGTCGTGCATGCGCTTCAGCGCGCGACCGACGATCAGGACGCGGTCTTCAGTCGGCTGGAGCTTGAGATCCTTCAGCACGTCGCAGGCGCGCGTCATCGCGTCGGCCATCGGCAGCGTTTCGATGGTCACCGCGACACCGCCGCGAGTTGCGACAGCACCTGCTGCGCGACGTCGTCATCCAGGTTCCAGATCTTCTGGAAGCCTCGACACGGCACCGGCTCGAGCAGCCGACGCAGGTTCGATGTTTTCAGGCCGAAGCGCTGCGGTCCGTAGTTACCGAACGCTTCTTCGCGACCGGAGAGATAGAACGGCCCGTCCGTTTGTTTGGTGATGTACTCGGTCGGCATGGCACGGTCGAACCGCACGACGCACACGATCGCGCCGAGCGGCAGCTTGAACTGCGTCGGCGGCAGCGTGTGGCGCTTCGGCTCGATGAGACCCGCCTCGGTCAGCACCGTGCGAAAGGGTTCTTCGAAGCACAGGTCTTGCTCTTCGCGGGTGAAGTGCAGCGCGGCGTGAATCGCCAGATCGTGTCCGTTCAATTCCGCCGGCGGACACCAGCTGCGCGTCTCGATCACCTTCGCACCGATCGCCATCAGCGACGCCCACGGTTGCCACAGGCTGATCGCTTTCATCGCCGCCTCCGACGTCGTCGCTGTTCCGGCGGCGTGCGCGCCCAGCGCTGCTTTTGCCCGTCAGACCGGTTGTTCTTCGCTTCGCGCCACGATTCCCATGCGTCGACCGGCGCCCGCTTCGCGCCGATGAAGAAACACGCTCGTTCACGCCGTGTTTCGATAATCAGGCAGAACTGATTCGCGCCCATCTTTTCGAGATGGACGGATTCGATCGGACCATGCGACGCGACGACGATTTCATCGAACTCGGTCTTGCCGCCTTCGAGCTGCGCGTGGCGAACTTCGATGGCTGGATTCGTCCCGCTCACGACGCGCGCGCCTCCAGCTGCGACCGCAGTTCCTTGATTTGCGATTTCAGCGCGGTGATCGATTCATCGTGGTTTTCCCGCCAGCGCTGCATGTAGGCCCGATGGCACTTTTTGCAGTAGGCCTGTCCTAGACGATCACGGTCACCGCCGCAGCCCGAACAGCGCTTCTCAGTTCCACGTGAAGTTCCACGTGCCACACTCATCGCTTCGCCCTCGCCGTCTGGATGGCGTTCTTCAGCGCGACGGCGGTCGTGTTCTTCTGGTCGTGCGGCCTCGGTGCCAGCATGGTGGCGATCTGTGGCTCGGTGCAGCCCGTGCAGACGGTGTCGGCGGTGAGGGTCGCGAGCAGCCCTTCTACGCCGCGCTGCGAACCGTCAGAAGCGTTATTGCGCCAATAGAAGACTTCGGTCGGCCCGATCACCCGCGAGCAATCTACGCACCGCTGTGCGTGCGCTTCGTGCAATCCGCGCACGGCTGGCGTGAAGTCCGCCTTCGGATCCACGCGCTGATACCGGCGTCCGGCCGCGTCGGTGGCGTCCACGATCATCGCGTGGTGTCTCCCGTCACCGGCTGCGGCTTGACGGTCAGTTCACGGAACCGCTCGAGAAACGCGCGCTCGGCTTGCCGCGGCTTCATCGGCACGATGGGGAACGGCAGGACCGGCTTGTCGCCGACCGACCAACCGTCCGGCATGTTGATCAGGTCGCGCTGTTCGGTGCGCGCGACCATCTGGTCAGCGGCCTTCACCAGTGGCGGCTCGTCGAGATCGAGACCGAACTGGATACAGACGGCCATCTGGACCGCCCGCTCGATCTCTCGGTAGCCGGCGAGATCGGTCAGGTGCTTTACCGGCTTCGTGATGTCGCAGAGGTAGGCTTCGCTCGCGTCGTGGAGCAGGCCCCACATCGCATGCTCGTCGCCGCAGATGTAGCTGACCAACACGCAGTGCTGCGCGACGGAGAAGAACTCCCGTACGTGACCCGCGTAGCGGCAGAGCATCGACAGCGCGTGCGCGATGTCTTCGATGCGCACGTCTTGCGGCAGCGGATTCAACGGCCAGAACGGTTTTCCGCTGAACGTGAAGATCCATTCGCGGTTCTGGATCAGGTCCGTGTTCACTTCCGGCCGCCCTTGCGTCGCTGCGCCGGCCGCTGCTTAGATGGCTTGACCGTCTTCCGCGTCCGCGCCTTCGCCCGATCCTTCTGCCGCGCCCGATGCGCGAGTTCGGTCAATTCATCCGACGTGCCGCTGAAGACCATTTCGCCGGTCGCCATGTTCTTGATGGTGACGTCTGCCTTCGGCTCGGCGTCGGTCATCATCGATTCGAGCGGGCCTGGAGGTGGTTCCGGTGTGTCGGCGGTGGACGGCAGCTTCGACGGCTGTTGCGGTGTCGTGTCGGTGTCCGGCTCGCGCATCGGCATGATGCCGCCGACGATCGCGTTGGCGAAGCAGTCGGCGTCGTAGGACTTCGTCTCGATGTTGATGACGCTGGCCGGATCCCAAATCTTCATCGTGACGGTGCGCGCGCCACACGCCTTCAGCGTCGAGAGCAGCTTGCGCAGCACGTCGATCGACAGGCAGACGCGCACCGCCGGTTGCCCGTCGTGGCGGCTGACCTTGTCGAAATCGATCAGCGCGTGTTCGCGCGGGTTGACGAGGAAGGTGCGCGTCGCATGCCCGTCGATCGTGGCGAGCGTCGCTTTGCCCTCGTCGTCCTTGCAGAGCACGATCTGTTCGGCATCAGCCTGCTTGCACGCGCTGACGAAGTCCTGAACGACGTCTGACGGCAGGATCGCCATCTCGGCGCGCATCGGCTGCAGGTCGGCGAGGCGGTCGGTGACGAACAAATCCGGCTCGCGCGTCAGCGCGTCCATGCGCAGCCACAGATGGCCGTCCGTCGCGGTGACCCGCCCGTCCTCGTCGATGTAGACCGATTTGAAGCGATCGTCAGCCTTCGGGTCGGTGCCAGCCGCGCGCGCGATTTCCAGTCCGATACGCTGAATCAGCATGTGGGTGACTTCTCCGATGTCGTGACTGTCGTGTGGTGCGTGCGTTCCGTTCGCACGTAGGCCTTCGTCGTCATGTCGTAGCGCATCGCACCGGGGTTCATCCTGTTGAACTCGTCGAGATCGGTCGAGGCTTGCGGCTTCGAGATGCCAAACTTGCGCATCAGATGGCTGCGACGGATGAAGCCGTAGACCAGCAACATCTCTTCGATCCAGTCCTGCCGCTGTTGCTGAAACCAGTTCATCGCGCGACCGCCTTTCGGCCGGCGATGACTGGCGTCGGTGTCTTCGCTGCGACGGTCGCGAACGGTGGCGCGGTAATCACGCGCCGGCGACGGCTCGGTCTGAGTTGTCGCCGCTGGCGCTGCTTGCGCGGCAGACGACGCACGGCGGCGAGCTGGCCGGATCCCGGCGACTGCCGGAACGCTGCGGCGCGCATGTTGAATCAATCCGACGTGCTTCAGCGCGTCGAGGATCGGCTTCACTGAAAAGCGCAGGTTGTCGTCGTCTTTGATGAAGCGGCGGACGTGCGGAGCGAACCGCGTCACCGCGACACGGCGGACCTGATCGCAGTGCCCCTGTCCACCAGGTAAGACCTCGTTCGAGACGAGTTCGCGGACGACGGACGACGCGCAGCTCGATGCGATGGCGTTGACGATGTGCGCCTGCCACCGCTTGCGTTCGCGGTTCTTCTCGCGCCAGTGCCGACCGAGATACGCGTTCGGCGACAGCAGCTGCCGCTGGATGCGGATCGTGATGCCGGAGGACGTCACCGTCGCGATCTCGGCGACGCGCATCGGCTGTGCGACCGGTGGCCGTCTCATGCGGACACCGCCTGTTCGAGCGTCCGTAGGAATTTGTCGGTGCAGATGCGGAGGACGACGGCCGCGCTGACTTCTGGAATGCGCAGGGCACGCGCCAACGCGATGCGCTCTTCACCGACCAGCGTGAACCGCTCGAACGCGGTGTCGGCGTCGCGTAACCACTCCCGTCGCAGCTGGAGCTGCTTCGCCGCCTCGAGGAGTTCGCGCGAGCCGGTGACACCGAAGGCGTCGCTGACCAGGTGCGCGGTCCAGATCTCTTTGCCGCGGACGCGCGTGCGGACCGGCGTGTCAATGACGATCACGACTGCGCCTCCAGTCGTGCGAACCCCGGACGTCCGCGGTAGTGCCGCGTGCCGGTTGGAATTGTGGCTTGCGTTTCTTGCACGTCGCGAGATGCAGGTCTTCGCGCGAGAGCAGTTCGAACTTCCGACCGCGGTCATCGACCTGCGTGTGGAGCGGTGCGACCACGCCGTTGAACGGCAACGATTTGCCACGCGTGGTCGTGCGCCAGATCACCGGCAGCTTGCAGAACTTGCATGTGCCAGCCGAGGCGATGTTCGCCCACACGTAGAAGCCGCCGCCCGCCGTCGCCGTCATGACGCTACCGCCTTCGGCGATTCGTCCCAGATGAGGATCGGCAACTTGAACCTGTCGCGAACGACGCGATCCATCGCGGCGTCGCGCGCCTTCGCGTACGCGTCGGGCTGCATGTTTTGGCGATAGGCGGCGAGTTCATCGGTGACCGCGGCTTCGAGCGCGGAGCGTTCCGGCGCGCTCAGCGCCTTGCGTGCGCACCAGAGCATGTCGGTATCCAGCTGCGCCAAGAGCCGCGGGCGGTTGTCTGGCTCCGCATTCACCGCGTTGAGAAACCGGACGCGCACGTATTCCAGTTCGATCAGGAATGACGCGTTTCCAGCCGCCAGATCGACGGATGTCCGAAGGCGTTGCAGCACACGCGTGATGTGCGTCGGCAAGTCGAGCGGCCGCTTCGGCGCCGGCGGCGCGACGATCGTCAACCCGCGGCGCGCTGGTGGACGACGGTTGTCGTAGTGGCCTTCGAGCACTTGCGCGGCGTGCGTCGCGTCGGCAATGAGCCAATCGAGCGTCACGGGTGCGCGACGGTCCGTGCGACCAGCGAGGTAATCCGACGCGCTGACGCGCGCGAAGACCTCGCGCCAGACGGCGC